ACCGACTGCTTGCGCGCGCAAACTGAACACATAGTCTTCGCCCATGATGTCGTGGACTTCTTCGCCTGTTTCCGGGTCGGTGTAGTCCCACTGGACGTATTTGAACCAGGGCTGAGCGTCTTTCCGATTGGCGTCCCAAATCTTCTGAAGGACGGTTCGGTGGAGGAGGACACATCCGGAGCCGACAGCGCCAACCTGCCAATGCTGCTCGGCTGGGATTGTCGAATATTCGCGTGGGGTGGGCGGTTCTAATGTTTCGAAACCGATGCAGGCCGGGACGATCCGGTGATGAGGATTCCACTTCTCGGCCATGATGAGCGCCGACAAGATTGGGCGTTCGATCGGGTCGGCGGATTCCAGCATGACGTCGACGAGGTCGAAACGGAAACGCTGATCGGTGTCGATAAACAGCAGCCACTCGGCGTCACCCTCGAGGAAGGTTCGGACGACTGAGTTTCTCTGTTGAGGGAGGTTGGTTCCTGCCTGGGCGATCATCCAGCCGGCATGGTCTAAACGGCCGGCGGTTTGCTGATCCCAAGATTTTAAAGCGAGAAGAGAGAAAACGAAGTCGGGTTCGAAGCTGCCATAGATGATTCCGATGGCGACTTTTGTTTGTTTTGCCACTGTGGCTCCTTGTCGGGATGTCGGGGTATGTCGGGGAAATATCGGGGAGGCGTGGACCGGATCTGTCAGCCCCGACGCTGACAGATCCGGTTCACTTCTTGTCAGACGATCAGACCTTGAGCACCTTGAAGGCGTTGGAGGTGATGACGTCTGCACCGGTACGCCAGAAGGCGAAGAATCCGGCTTGACCTGTTGGGCGCTGGTTGGAACCCATGACCATCGGTTCGTACATGATCTCGACACCAATTCGGTCGACGATCTTGTAGCCGGTTCCGAAGTCGCCCAAGACGAGGACGAAATCGTTGGAGCCGGAAACAATGGTCGTGTCCATTGCCTCGTTCTGGTAGGTGTTGTATCCGATGAGCTGAGCCGGAAGGCCGCCACCGAAATCAGACCAGAAGTTGGTACGGGAGTCGGTCACGCTACGAAGCTCGTTGTACGTCGACTTCGCTGCAAGGAACGAAGCGTTGCGACGGAAACGGGAGCCGAGGGCGTTGTCGAGGGCGTAGGCGTCAGCGGCCACAAGGTTCGCTGCTCCTGCTGCACCCGACGTGCCGTTGACGACTGGGCCGGTGCCGGAAAGGCGGGTGATAAGGCCGTAAGGCTGACCCGAACCGGTGCCGTTGATGTATGCCGTCTCTTCCAGACGATCCTTGGCGTCGGCGATGAGTTCGGCGACCTGGTTGAAACCAGAGTCGGCGAGGAACTCGTATGAGCCGAAAAGGAACGCTGCTGCCTTGTGGACCGAAATGGTCGGGCCTTGGAAGGTCGGCGTAGCGTCTGCCGCTTCGCTGCCTTCTGTAAGCCACTCGGCGGAAACGCCTGCCGAGGTGACGCCATCCCACTGGTCAGTCGTGATCGACGTGACGTCGGCGAGCTGACGGACAGCATTGGCCGAACCGGCGTTCGTGAGAACGATCGTCGGATCGAGGAACTGCGGGACGAGAACGCCACCGTTTGCCGCTGTAAGCGACATCGCGGTGCGTGCCTCGGCCTTGCCAAGAATGCGAGGCATTCCAGCCTGGGGGTTTTCGATGTACTCCTCGAACGCGCGGAGGTACTCAGGCGAAGAGGTGCGAACGATGTGGCGGGCCACAACGTCGGCGTCCAGCTTCGAACGGCGCTCCAGGAGCTGAGTTGCATTCTCGCGAGCTTCGTCGGAAACGAAGGACGGGAGATGCTTTTCGATCACGTCAAGCGCGCGGCCTCGGAGTTCCGAGCCACCATCGGTGGAAAGGGTGCCGTGGTCAAACGCGTCGCGTGAAGTGTGTGTGTTGATGTTGATGGATGTCACTGCGCCATCTCCTGTTTCTTTGGCGACTGGTGCGAAGTCAGCAATACGGGCCTTCCGCTCCTCGAGGGCATCTAATTCAGCCTCGGAGGTACGGACAAACTCGACGCCAGCTTCCCATTCAGCCTGCTCGTCTGGGTCAAATGAACGCTCTTCAGCGTCCGTGTGCATTTCGCGAAGAACAGCCTTGACATAGTCAACGCTATCGCGGAGGTTCTTTTCGTCCATTAGAGGACTCCTTCGATCGTTCGCAGTTGTGCGCTGCGCTGATGGGGGGACAGACCGGAGTGCTGTTGCGAGTCCTGGTCAGAATCGGCGGGCCGCTCCGAAGTGCCATTGCTGGCGGGTTCAGGTTGGGTGCCGAGAACAAGCGCCCTAGCGATCGCTTGGCGATCATCTTGGGGCAGTGAGAAAAGTGGTGACAGATCAGCAGACCTCACGCCGACGCTGGTTTCAGCGTAAGCGGGAAAGACTACGGGTCCGAGTTCGAGGAGTTTAACTTCCTCGAGGGTGCGGACTGGCGTATCGCCGGATTCGTCGACGCTGTCTCGGACTACCTGAAAGCGGAAAGACATTCCGTCGATGGAGCCGGAGGCGATGGCGTCTCGGACTGGTTGGATCAGCCAGTTGTCGGCGAGGCGGGCTTCGACGTACAAGCCGTGTTCGTCTTCGCGAAGTTTGGTGATTTGTCCGAGTGGCATGGAGCCGAGGAGCGGGTGCCGGCCGTGTTCGAATTGCAGGACCGGCATTTTGGCGTTGATGGAGCGTTTGAAGGCTCCTGGGCGGATTCGTTCTTCGAATCGGCCTTCGTAGTTGTCGATCATGGTGGAACGGTTGAAGACGGCGGCGTAGCCGGTGAGGGTGAGGCCGTCGCCTGTGTCTTCTGCCGCTCGAAACTCGAACGGTACGTTTCGGTACAGATCGGAGCGTGTTTCGGTGGAACGTGCTGATTCCATTTCGATCATGGGTTCTTCCTCGACGATGAGTTCGGCCGGGGTTTCGATTGTGAGCAGAGATTCGGGGATGACCCAGAATTTACAGATTCCGGCGGGGTCGATGTCGCCTGAAACTATCTCACAAGCGCGCGGTCCTTCATAAAAAGCACAGTTTGAGCAAACCATTCCTTCTGAGGCGAACGGGTTGTCTTCGGGTCCGACATAGTGGGCGCCTTGCGCTCCGATTCCTTGTTCGAACTGTCCGAAGACGTCGACAGTGTCCTCGAGTACCTCGTAAAGATGGTTTTGGAGTGGTGTGACGGGGTAGATGCCGTCGATGCCTCTGATTTCGTCCATGACGGACCTTTCGTCGTTGTTGAAGTCTTCCATGATGGCCTTGGCTCTGCTGTAGCCGGCGTCTCCACCCCATAATGCCCAGGCGATTCTGCCGTTGCTGGGGAATCCGTCTTCTCCTGGGCGGAATCCTTCCGCCATTTTGTCGACTTCGTGCCGGTCGAAGAACGCTTTAACTCTTCGCCAAGTGTTGATGGGGAGGTCTTTGCGGTTGACGATGTCTCGGGCGCGTGCGATGCCGATGGCCGTTCCGCCTCGGCCGAATTCGCTTCGCCAGTCCAGACCACGTTGGGCTTCCTCGACCATTCCGTCTGTCGGAGGGTACGAATCAGCAGCTCGGCCTTCTTCTCCATACTCAGCGATATTTAAAGCGGTGAGTTGATCTTCTGCCTCGGCTTTTGAGTCGTGACAGCCCATGATTTCGTCGTCTTCGGTCTTGACGACAGCCCAACCGGAGCAGCCTTCGACGCCTTGGAGGACGTCATACGGCATCGGACGACTGTCCTTCTGTTGGGGCTTGTAGCTGAACACTGAAGACGCCGGTGTGTTGGAGGACTGTGGTGTCCCCGGTGGCGATGAACTTCGTTACCGTCGACGGTTCGAAACCGGCTTCGACGAGCTGGCGCATAGAAGAGGCTTGTGTGGCACGAATTTCAGCCTCGTCTTTGCGATCTTCCTGAAGGAACATGATTTGGGACTGATCGAAAGACAGTTCGGCCGGTGTTCCGACCGGCAAAGCCAAGATTCGTTCCATGGACGCGCACAGGTTCTGAGCGGTTGGCATGAACCAGGCGTCGGACCACATCCGGCGCGTCTGGGAGTAGTTGCCGGCGTTGAGTGCAGAGCCGGCCAAGCCTTCGGAAATGCCGAGGAGGGTCGCTGGGACTCGCGCTCGAAGGGCAATTCGGGTTTCGTCGACGCCCTGAGTGTTTTTGAGGTCGAGTTGTTGGAGGTTGGAACCGGCAACCTTGACGTCCGAGCCACCACCAAGAACAAGAGTCTTGTAAGCGTTGCCGGCGCCTTCGTGGCGTTGGTTGATAACAGCGGCGATGTCGGTGGCTTGCTGCTGGGTCGTGTGCGGGTCGAGGGTGACGATGAGTTGAGGGGTTGCGGCGTTGGCGAAGAACTTGGATTTGAATTCGGTGGCCTGCCGGTCGGTGGTGATCTCGGAGAGGACCGATCCGATCCAAGACTGTCCACGCCACCAGTGCATCGGGTCCGGCTCCGGTTTCCAATGCGCTACCTGTGAAGGGGCGAGGAATACGGGTGGGGTTTGTGATGAGATGCCGCCGGGCTGGTAGGAGTAGCCGGCCAGTTCAGCGTCGAGCTGCGCGGTCGGGTCCACATCGTTCTCATAGGAACCGTAGACAACAGTGACCCAGTCGGGGCGGCTC